TTTATCGCGCCTCTTATTAAAGGAAGCAATACTGGCACGGGTCTTCGCACCATACTTGAAGAAATCGTATTTTGGATTTGTAAAATGATTTTTAAGTGACAGATAATGTTGATAAGTTTCAAATGGAGTCACAATCATAGAGGCAGTTTTGCACGCGAGGTCCGCTTCATAAAGTTTAAACTTATCGCATCATATTTCAACTTTTCTTTTAGAGGTTTTGAAATAAGTTTTGTAACTGACTCAACTTCAAGACTATTGAGCTCACAATAATGACAAATTGCGTCAATATAATTGAAGTTTTCTTCAATTACAATTTTCTCTATTTCTAGAGCAAACTTTGAAGGAGTAAGAAACTTATTTTCTATGACTTGTTCTAATTCTTTATTTGGTTCCATATATTCTATTTTGAATTCTAGAAGATTTTCTAACGGATTGCTCATAATTTTCACAATATGGTATTTATTATATCTTAAAATAATATATTAGTCAATAAAAGTGCAAGATTTTTTAATCATATGACGTGATATACCTGTTTTTTCAATAGCATCCTTTATACATCCAAAAGTTTCACCATTAAAAATAATTTTCTTTGCTCTTGGATTTTTTTCTCCAGTTATACTTAAATCACGTATTCCTTTATTCCAAGGAATTTTTTCTTTCATTGCTAGTGATTGTTTTTTTTTAGATTCTTCACTACGTTTTTTACCAATGTTTCTAATACTTTGTTGCTTCTTCCATTCTTCAGTATGTTTTTTACCAAAAAATGAATGATTTTTTCCTGCGTTATAATTAGGATTACGATTTCCAATCCAAAGTTTTCTAAAATTATTTTTAGTTTCTTCGGAATGTTTTAATCCAAATGTTGAAAATTTATTTGAGGTTTGTCTTGCTTTATTTGCAAAATGTGAATTTTTATCAATTTTATAAAAATTATGCAGAAGTATTTCTGCATTTAACATTTCTTTCTTACTAGAAAATACTTCTAATATAATTTTTTCAGTAGGATTAAAAGTTTTATCTTTATAAGAACCAAAATATTTTATATCTTCTTCCGGAAGACATTTACAAATTCTGCTTCCAATATATCCTCTTCCAAATTCTTCATAAGAATAATAAACATAAAAATATTTTTTCATATTTCTACTCTATCGGGGTCGCAATAATATTTATAAGGGGAGCAAAAATACCCCCCACCTGAAAAGTGCGACCCAGACAGGCACTCTTATTTAGACATAAGTTCAAGACGATCATTTACAAACTTTTTAATATATTGAACTACAAGTTTCATATATTTTTTTAAATCTCTTTCCTCATAAAGAACACATTCTCCATTTTCACACGCCATAATAATGACTAATTTTTTAATAGGAGTTCCAGTCATTTCATAATACGCCATACCATAAAACATTGCTTGGACGAAATAATGCGTAATCCATTCGCGTGGTTTTGGTTTTTTGGAGGTTTTAAAGTCAATTACAGCAAGTTCTCCATCGTGCTCTCCAATACAATCCGTCGTCCCTGCTACACCAAGTTGCTTACTGTATAAAGCACCTTCTAAACAATGAATATTATTGATTTTATTCAGTTCTGTTTTCGCAATCTTAAAAAGAAAATCCGCAATCGGCGCAACAGACGGCAAATCTTGATTCTTAAGGTAGTGCTCCGTAAGAGAATGCATATCCGTGCCGCGAGAAGTCGCTGCTTTAGTAATCTTATCAGCTTCCTCCTCACCGACCTTTTTACGCCAATTGACAAAGATTTCACGATTAAAATGACTCGTAATAGAAGTAATGGATACTAACTTAAGGAGTTTTTCCTCATCTGGCACAGAATAATATCTTACACCATCAATCGTTTCACGCTCCAACTTTGGGAGTTCAATATCAATATGATTAAACATCAAAAACCAGCATCCATTTTCGCAATAATGTATTCTTTGACAAGTCCAGAACGAACAATATCGTCTACACCAAACTCAATTATATCAAAAGATGGCATTTTACGCAATACCGACATAAAATCTACAATACCATTACGCTCGTTTGTTTTCTGTAAGTCTGATTGAGAAGCATCACCACAGAAACAAATCTTGGTATTCTCACCAACACGAGTAATGATGGAATCAAGTTCGTGGAAGTTTAGATTCTGAAACTCGTCCACAATAATGATAGAGTTATCAAGAGTCGTTCCGCGAAGAAAAGAAGTTGACCAGAACTTAATTGTTTCTTGCGACTTTAAGTTGCCATAGAGCATCTCAAATTCAGAATCACTAGGCATCTGGAACATATACTTCACCATATTCTTATAAGGAATCTGGTAAATATCTGCCTTATCTTCGTGAGAACCAGGAAGGAAACCAATTTCTCTTGTCGCAACTAATGAACGAACAAGATAGATTTTCTCATAAGGAGTTGATTCATCTAGAACGTCAGCAAGAGCATTGTAAAGAGTAATAAAGGTCTTACCCGTTCCAGCACACCCGTAGGCAACTAGATGTTTACCGTCAGTATAAGATTCAAACAAACGCTTTTGGTTTTCTGTAAGAGGGTCAATATCAACCAAGTATTCTGCACTTAGAGGTTTTCTCCTCTTCATTTGTTTTGCTGTCAGACCAACACCGATTGGTTGATCGTTGTTTCCTCTTTTTCTTCTTGCCATATTAGAGTTTTTTTACAGTTGAACCGGGCATTTTTTGAGCACGACCTAAGACATCATTCCACGAAGGATGTTTTTGAGTTAATTTATTTCTCCAATCTCCCACCTCACCAACATTCATTTGTGTTGGAATGAGTGGTTTGAGGTGAGGATTTTCTTTGAGATATGGGTCCTTTTCTGCCATAAGCATCCATTTCTCAAAGATTTCACCAGTTTCAGTATTTTCGAAGCGATATGTAGGCATCAGTTATAATCTCAACATAAAATATTTAGACCCACTCAAGAGCTTCTGCAACTGTCGGGAATTGCTCAGAAAATACTTTTTTGCATTCAAGAGCAATATCCATATGCTCTTTTTGAGTACCATTGGCAGATCTAAGTGTTATGTAATGTATCCACGACCTGCAAGAACCCGTCATATAGATGCGTGTGGGCGTCGCTAAAGGCAATACAAACCTTGCACACTCTTTTGCCACACCTGCCTCTAACATTCGCTTGTAGAGGTTATTAGAGTGCTTAAACAATTCAGCAATTTCTGTCTGAAACTTAAGTTTTACATAGTCACCAAGATCATCTGTGGAGTTTTGACGATTCTTGGTATCTTGTTTACGAAGATCTGGAATAGGAATATTTTCGGTGATTAGATTTGTGTCAGCATAACGTTGAGAAAACTCTTGAAATGTAAATGAACGGTGGCGAAGTATCTGAGCTGCGATACCACGGTTAGTTTCAATCTCAAGACTCATAGAAGATTGCTCAAACACAGACCAATGATTGTGCTTAATACAATAACGTAGCAAACCCGCATAGTTTTCAGAATCCTGATTCGCTGGATTAGAAACTCTAGCAATATATGCCATTGTTTGTTCTGCATCGGGAGTCACGCTGATAAGTTTTACAGTCATTTCTTTCCAAATCCTTTTGATGTTTTTGATTCAAGTTCTGCGATTTCTTCCTTAAGCGTTCGCAGTTGTTGTTTCATCTCTATGATTTTTTCATCAGTATAAAGATGCTCTTGCTTAACAAGTTTTTCTAGCAACTTTATTAGTTCTCGTGCTCTACTAGTCATCTAAATCAGAATCCTCAAAAATTTCATCGTAATCTAAAATGGGTCTTTTTCTCACTTCTGGTTCTGTATATTTGCTATATGCAGACACATCAGAATAGACTTCTGCCTTGAGAGAATCAACCAATAGTTCAAGATTACGGACAATCAGTTTTAGTTTGTCTCTATCCATAAGATACCATTCTCTCAAGGCATTTTACCATAAAAAAAGAGGGGCAGTCAACCCCCCCGTTTCATTATGACTTGCTTAACAACTCCCTACAAATTCTTTTACAAGTTTGTTTTTCATCATCACACTCAATTAAACAATTAAAATAATCATTAACTAAGTCGTTCTGTTCATTAGATCGTTCTACTGTCTCCTCAAAGTGTTCCCATCCAGCTAGTTGATTGTAAGAGATTAGGTTGTGCATAATAACCTCCATGCACATAGAATAACATAACAAAGGGGTTTTCGTTCATACGCTTCACCTCTATATTCTACTACTATCTAGGTGTTTTGTGTTGATTCCTTAACAATAATTTATGCCTACGAGTTTATACCTATAAAAAAAGGAGGGAATCAACCCCTCCGATTTCTACTTAAATAAAAATTGAATATAAAGCGACAATAAAACAAGTACAACCGCAGATCCTGCGGCAATTTGTAATATTGCAAACATCACTTTGCTCCAACAAGTTGTGCTAGTTGTGCTTTGTGACGACGATCTTCTTTTTGTTTCTGTTCTTTAATAAGTTGTAGGAAGTTTAGCTTTTGCATCACTTATGACCCTCCTTTACAAACTTAACACCACGATAGGTTTCGTTGTATTGTTGGGATTGTTGTTGCATTTGCTGTTGGTATTCAATACGCTTTTGAGTATCGTATTCAACACCTCTATACACTACACGACTCATTGGTTTTCTCCTTAGTTTTTTAGGTTAAAGAGCGTTCCTTCAGTCGGCTTTTGCGTCTATTTTACACTCTTTTGGAGTAATCTGTTTGATTTCCCAAATCAAGTCATTTTTTGCTTGTTTTGGAATATCAACTTTATGAATTCTCCCAACCATTAACTGTGCTTGAAGGCAAGTTAAAAGAAGTGTTTCCATAGATGAACGACCTATAAGTAGGTTTTAATCCGTTCCGAGTCGGCTTACTTCCGTCTGGTTTCCCAGATGAACGATGAGAGTATTATACTCCCTTTCGTGGGTATTTATCAAGTATGATTTGTATCATACGATACAAATTTATAAAATCTTCGCGTGAGAAAATTTTGCCGGAATTTTTTGCCCCTTCTGGGGAATCACTTACGCTTTTTCTTTTCGGGTGCCTGATATCCCCAGAGTTTTGGATTAATCTTTCCATAACCCCAGTCAATATTACGAACTACTGGACCGAGATTATCGTAATACATATCAAACAGATTAGATCTCTTTCCACAGCGTGTTAAATCATAACAAGTTTTACCATCAATTTGATAAGTGACTATGTAAGCATCAGTTGGAACTTGACTGTCTTTTGCTTCTTCTAGAGTACAGTTTTGTTTGATAACTTCACACCCATATTTTGATTTAAACAATTCCTTTTCTTCGGGAGTCCAGGTATGGTTTAAATCTTTATTGGGCGCCTCTCCTTTATCTGATGGCATCTTTGGTTTTTCTATAAGATTTTTTTCCATGATAATAACTTCAAAAATTTAGATTAACTTCTACCGCCCCACTGAATGTCTGAATACGCTTCAGCAACAATTTCTTTTGTAAGATTATATTTTGTATTCAACTTTTTATCTTTCACCAGGCAAAGAATTTCTGCTTCAAGAGGATGAAGACCTTCAAGGATATTAATAAACATTGTCTCACGACGAATATTATTCAACGAATCATTACCACCTTTGATGAAATGATAAAAGTTTTTGTATTCTCTACTAATTGTGGTATGCCCTTGCTTATCACTCGATCCGATTGAAAAAGATCCAGTTTCGTGCATCTTACGAACTTCTTCAGAAATCTTCGTTGTAAGAGACCCGCTGTAAGAAGTTTGGTCTGAGTATCCAGAATATGGCACCGCACCTTCTGGAAGCATTGAAATTACTGATTCATCAAAATTCCAAATAAAGATTGATTTCAATGCGACATGCTCATACTTTCTAAGAATTTCTACCTTCTTGGAATTTGTTTTTTGTCTTGATACAATATCTAATACTTCAAAGACAAACGGGTTGTTTGGCAAACTTGGAGTTGCAGTAACTCTAGCAGTAGTTGCCTTTGAAGTGGTCTTTTTAACGGGTGTTTTTGCTTTAGTTGTCGTAGTCATATGATGAACAAAATGTTGAATAATGTTAAAGTTATTTATTGACTATTCTTCGTCTTCCTCTACTTCAAACTCATCTTCAAAGTATCCTTGCTCAAATCGTACTGATACGATTTCTTGATCGATTAACTCACCATCCTTATCATAAAACTCTGGATGGTATGCAATTTGTTTTGGACCTTCTTGGTGATTCATCATGTATTCTCTGGCAACCCAACCAAGCATTACTCCCACAATCAGAAACAATACTGTTAGAAAAGAACCGAATACTAAACTGATTGCTAACATGTG